AAGCATGGGAAGGTACTTTAATTGGTGATAAAATCTATGTAGATATGAAACCAAGAACAGTACAATATAATAGAATGAGTAATCCTTCAAGATGTCATTTTGGTATAGTAGGTTCAATTTATAATATTAATGATGATAAACCTTTCTCATTAGTAGATATGATGAAACCTTATAGTTACTTATATGATGTAGTACATGATAGATTAAATAAGTTACTTGCAAGGAATTGGGGTTTAATTATGAATGTGGACCTTGCTAAAATTCCTGATAAATGGGATATGGATAAATGGTTATACTTTGCTAAGAAAATGGGTATAGCTGTTACAGACTCTTTTAAGGAGGGTAACAAAGGTCAATCTACTGGTAAGTTAGCAGGTTTAATGTCTGGTCAGCCCACTACTATCAATGCTGATTTAGGAAACTCTATACAACAATACATTAACATTCTTACTTTCATTAAATCAGAAACAGGAGACCTTATAGGTATTAATAGACAGAGAGAAGGTCAAGTATCTAATAATGAAACTGTAGGAGGTGTTGAAAGAGCAACTTTACAATCTTCACATATTACAGAGTGGTTATTTACTACACATAATGATATTAAAAAAAGAGCTATTGAATGTTTCTTAGAAACAGCTAAGATAGCATTGAAAGGTAAGCAACTTAAATTTCAATATATTCTACCAGATACATCAGAAGTCATAACAACTATTGATGGTGATGAATTTGCAGAATGTGATTATGGATTGTTATGTGATAGTAGTTCAGATGTACAAGAATTCAAACAAAAGTTAGATACTTTAGCTCAAGCAGCTTTACAAAATTCTATCATTGATTTCTCTACAGTACTTAAGATTTATGGTTCAGGTTCATTAGCTGAAAAGCAAAGAATGATAGAACAGAATGAAAAGGAAGTACAACAAAGAAATGCAGAGGCTCAGCAGCAACAACAAAAGATGCAAGAGCAGCAACTTGAATATCAAAGACAGATGCAGGAAGCTAAAATGGAGCAAGAAGATAAACTTAATCAAAGAGATAATGAAACTAAAATTATTATTGCTAATATTCAAAAAGACTCTTATTCTGAATATGCTGATAATATGGATGATGGTATTCAAGAAACAGACCCTAAAGAAGCATTAGAAAAGATTAGAGAGTTTGATGAAGAAATGAGATTTAAGAGAGAACAACTTGCTCAAGAAGACAGACATCATTCTGATGAAATAGAGGTTAAGAAACAACAGCTTAAAACTAAGAAACAATGATAATTAATCAAGGAAATCCTATTATATTAGAGTGGGAAGTTCATAATAATTTATATCAAACACAATTAGAGAGCAGTGAGGGAAACACCCTCATTGCTACTTTAAGAGGTACTAAAAGACCTTTAACTAAATCTGAGTATCATATAGAAGGTAACAAGATATATGTACATATATTCACTAACTTAGATTTTTATAAGGTTGGTACTTGGGGACTTACTATTAAATACTACAAAGATAACATAGGTTATTCTGTATCACTTGAAAATGCTTTTACTATTTCAGATAGTAATTATAGTAATACAGAGTCTAATGAAGTTAATAGTGGTATTAGATTATATGAGCTTAAAGATGTATTAAAATCTGTATCTGCTGATGAAGTACTTAATCAAACTGATGGTAGTGTACTTGTATATAATTCTTCTAAAAATGGTTGGGAAGCTAAATCTCCCCAAGAATTTAAGACTATTTTAACAGAATTAAATAATGTGGCTAATTATAAAATATTAGTTTCATCTAAATTAGATGATGATACTACTGATATAAAAGATGATACTACTACTATGTTTAATGGTTATACTATTTTCCAATTATCTAAGAAAGTAAATAATATAAAAACTAACTTAGATAATTTTAAGACAGACTTTGAAGACTTTCAAAAACAAATAGGTACAAGTAAAGAAGAGGCTATTAAGAAGGTTATTTCTATAACTGATATAGATACTAATTTATCTTTAGACCCTATAAGTACTACATACATATTATCATCATCTGTAGAAGGTAGTACCATAACATTAAATATAAGTGATAAAGTAGATAATGTTACTTATTCATTTATTAATACTACAGATAAGTACATAAAGATAAGTACAAGTAATGATGAGTATAGAAATAATTTATTACTTGCACCTTATAGTAATTTGAGATTTTCAGCTACTTTTAATACTGCAACTAATCAATTTAACTTTAAGTATTTAACAGATTACACTCCTATAAGTGAAGATGGTGTTTTTGGAGACACAGGAGAAGGTACAGGAGAAATATATTTATTTACTTCTTTTAAGAGGTTTTCCATAGCACATGGAAAACTATTATCTCTTCCCTATAGAACTATGCCTTCTGCTCATGGGGAAGTTATTAATCCTCCAAGTGTTAAAGGTGTATATATTATAAGGTTATCAGAAGGTAAATATGCCATTGAGATATCTTTAGATAAGCTACTTTTTAAGACTATAGATATAGGTGAGATAGGAGTAAATATTACTAATTGTATTTCAAAGAAAGATTATCCTAATGTAATTAACTCTGAAAGTACAGGTACAGGTCAAGAACCTAATTCTAAACCTGCTATTTTTGCTACTTCTATTTATAAAAATCAGAATAATAAAATAGTACTTAGAGTAGATTGTAGAGATTTTAATGGTAACTTAATAGATACAGATTTTTGTTATGAATTATATATTTAAGAAGTGGATATTATATCTTGTATTAGGTATTATGGCTGTAATGACAGCTATATACCTTTTTAATACATTCTCTAAAACTAAGGAACAAAGAGATATTGCAGAGAATAACTATAAGGCATTAGTGTTAGAAAAAGATACTACTGCTAAACCTATAGAATATCAATTTACTGCTGCACAGCTTAAATGGGTTAAAGACTCTTTAATCCAAAAGTTAGATAGTGTAAGAAAAGAATTAAAAATTAAAGACTCTAAACTTAAATCTTTATCAGCTATTAGTACTGTAGGTCAAAGAACTGATACTATTTATAGTAGAGATACTTTATTTCTAAACAATGTTCATATAGATACTATAGTAGGTGATAAGTGGTTCAATAATAGGATTATATTAGAATATCCTAATAAGATTATTTCTCAACCTAAGTTTTATAATAATGAATACATAATATTACATTATAAGAAAGAAACAGTTAATCCTCCTAAAAAGTTTTGGTTATTTAGGTTATTTCAGAGAAAACATACTATAGTTGAAGTAGAAGTTATTGAAGAAAATCCTTATGTTAATATAAAATCGAAAAAATTTATGGAGATAATTAAATGATTGGTTCTGATGAAATTATAACAGGTATTGTAGGAACTGGAGCTACTATATTAGGTAGCTTCATTTCTTGGATATTGGCTAAAAAGAAGTATGATAGTGAGGTAGATAATTCTACTATTATTAATATGCAAGAAGCCTTAAAGTTCTATAAGGAATTAAGTGATGACAATAAAGAGAGACTTAACAGACTACAAGAAGAGAAAGATGCTTTAGAAAGAGAAGTAGCAAACTTAAAAAATGAATTATTTGAAGTTGTTAAATCTATCTGTACAGACCTTACTTGTCAATATAGAAAGAATGATTTAATTCAAAAGGCTTTACTTAAAGAGAAAAAGAGAGGTAAGAAAAATGAAAAAAAGAATAGGGTGGTTGAGGGGTAGACCTATTATAGAAGACTTAAATAGTCCTAATACTTATCTTAAAGAGATTACAGGCTTACAGGTACTTGGTGCTAAAGAGGGTACTTATAATATTAAATATCCTACATTTGAAGTAGGTATAGATAGTAAATATACTTTTAGTGGGGGAGAAGATGTTATCAAACCTATGCTATCTGCTTACTTAAATTCTATGATTGTAGTTGGTAAACTTGAAGATTATAAGTATAATTCTATATTAAAGATAGATGCTATTAAGGCTTTGGATGACAAAACTAAAGATAAAATTAAAGATATTATATTTAGTTGTTTTATTAATATTGAGAAGACATTTACAAATCATAGAGTATTAGAAGAAGTAGATGTAACTATACCTAAAGCAAAGTATGTTAACTATCCTTTTACAAATGATAATAATCTTAAAAGTATAAAACTTGTATTACCTGAAGCTGAACAAGTAGCAGGTATTACTTTTCCTGATATAAAAACATATTCTTATCTTAAGAATGTAGAAATAGATGCACCTAAAGTAACTAAAACTGACTTTCTATTTGATGGGGGATATTATGGTGATTTAGAAAAGGTTAAGTTAAATATCCCTTCTATTAAGTATATGAACTTCACTTGTTCTTGTAATACAGATGGTAATTTTAGAAACTATGTAGGAAATGGTGGTCATCTAAAAAGTATAGAGATAGTAGGTAATTCTTTACCAGAATTAGTAGCTACTTATAATGGTGAAGAGAACAGAAACTATTGTTTTAGTTTTAATTGGTGGATAACTTCATTGCACTGTGATTTACCTAAATGTGAATTTGTTAAGTACTTTGCAGTATGTGATTATTGTGTAAGAGATTTTCATTGTGCTATACCATTAGCTTCTAAAGGTTTATCTAATTTTATACAATTTGCTTATGCTAATACTTTAGATAATGTAAAGAATTTTATGAAATTAAAAGAAGAGTATTTACTTAAAGAAACTAATTATAAGTCAGTAGATGAATATATGAATGATATATTCATGCACACTTTTTATATTGGTGCTTTTGGACAAGCAGATACTTTTGACTCTCCACTTGATTTAACTACTGTCTTCTTACATAGAGATTTAACAGTACAAATGTTTAATGAATTATATGATAGAAAGGCTAATGGTAAGACAGCTGAATGTAAGATATTATTTAACTCAACATCATTTGATGAGTTAACTCAAGAAGATATTAAAATAGCAACAGATAAAGGTTTTACAATTCTTAAAAATTAAATAGTATGAATAGAGCTGAATTTATAGAAATAATAAAAACTCCTGAATATAAAGAAGACTATAGTAATATAGTTTTAAAAAAGACACCAAATGTATCAAAGGCTTTGAATTTATTATTTGATGTTTTTTATCCTAATTTTGGTGTATCAGATAGTACTCATACAGAAAAAAATGAGAGTATTTATGTAATGAATACTATGAGAGCTAAAAAGGTAGATATGCTTAAAAAGTTACAGGAAGGTAATAAAGAAAGAGTAGGTTATATTTATGGAGTACCTGTTGTTACAAAGAATGCTACATCTGGAGAACTTAGTTTAGTAGAGCTAATTAATAAATTATTTCCAAGAAGCTTATTAGCATTTACTGACCAATTATAAAATTAAATAGTTATGAAATTACAAGGTAATACATTATATGCTGATGAAGGTAAATATATTACAGATAAGGAAGAAACAGGTTTCTATACTACAATATGTTTTCCTACTAAGCCTAATATGAAAGATTATAAAGAAGTAGAAGCTGAATATGCTGAAGCTAAAATGAATAAGGATGAAGAAGATTTTATAGTCAAAGATGACTCAAATGATTTTGATTTCTTAGGCATGGATGAAGAAGATTATATTACAGCAGAAGAAGCTGAGGAAGTTCAAGGTAATGAAGGATTAGAATAATGAGATTAGAATTAAGAAGAATAGCAAAGAAATCTACCTATACTATAGGTAGGTTATATATAAATGAAGAGTATTTCTGTGATACTATTGAAGATACTGATAGAGGTCTTAACAGCTATATGTCTTTAGAAGAAGTAAAGGCTAAGAAAGTTAAAGGTAAGACAGCTATTCCTACAGATACTTACAGAGTAAAAATTACTTATAGTCCAAGGTTTAAGAAAGATATGCCTTTGATTGAGAATGTAGTAGGTTTTGATGGTATCAGAATACATAGTGGAAATACTGCTGAAGACACAGAAGGTTGTATAATAGTAGGTGAGAATAAAGTAGTAGGTAAGGTTATTAACTCTAAGGAGACTTACAATAAGTTATTTTCAATTCTACTTCAAGACAAAAACAATCTTAGAATTACAATAAAGTAAGTATTTTACTTATATAAAGTTACTATTATCCTTATAATATTGTTTAATATTATAAGGTGTAGTAACTTTGTAACAAGTTTTTAGAAGTTTTTATTTAATAAATTTTATATGGAAGAAGAGTTAACATTAGATAATATTATCACTGATAGTGATGATATTAGTGGGTTTTTAGACCTTGATGACCTTGAAGGTCTTGGTCCTTCAGAAGAAGGAGAAGAAAAAGAAGAAAGTAATAATACACAAACAAAGAAGGAAAAATCAGAGGAAACTACTGAGGAAGAGGATGAAACCCTTTCAGAGGAAGTAGGTAGTGAAGATGGTGAGGAAGAGCCTAACTCTAAAGGCAAAACTTCTCAACAAAACTTCTATTCTTCCATAGCTACTGCTTTGAAGGGTGAGGGTATTCTTCCTGACCTCTCTGATGATAATATAGAAAAGATTACTGATGCAGAAGCATTGGCTAAATCTATTCAAGACCACATTGAAAGTAAGTTAGATGAAAC